CCGTGAGGCCTGCTGATACAATCCTATGCGTAACAGTCGTTACGACGACGAAAAACAATGGGATGAGGACTCGGCCGAGATCCATACCCGTACCCGAAGTAAAGACGACACTCATGAAGAAATGGTGAGTGCGGATTTTTATAATCCTGACGGTACGTTTGTGGCCACTAATGTGTCGGCGGTCCGAAGTGGAACCAGAAAAACCATAGTTGATGTCTATAAACCGTATGGTAATGGTGTCTGGAAAATGTTCCAGCCATGCCATATAACTGAGACGTCAGACCTGTGGAGGCCTGCTGAGGTCGATATGCAACTGGCAAAGGGAGACTATCCGAGGTACCCGGGTTGCGATGGGTTTGTCCAGAACAACGGACGCTCATCTGGCTCGAGATTCCCGGTGCTCCCTGACATACCACTAGTTGCCCTGGAGGAAATTCCGGCATCTGCGTGGACCAAGTTAGACAAGAAGGTCCAGGATGCCCTGCCCTCGTTAAAGGGTGAACTTCCAGATATGGCCGTATGGCTTTCGGAACTCGCCGACATCAGTTCGTTGGCGACGTTCTTGACTCAGAAATGGGAGAAAACCATAAGAGCTCTAACGGGCAAAGCAGCGGAGTCGCGACTTATCGATAAGCTTGTTGTCGGGCCAGGGATAGGAGATGCCAAGTCCATTGGTAGCCGAATTACCCTAGTTATGGAGCAACTCGAACACCTTTACAAGGGCGCAGGTAAGGTTCACACCTTACGGTGCACTGTCAAGCCTCCTCCAAAGCAGGAGAGTGTTGGGCGGGGTTGGTGTTTTAGCTATTTTGATTCTAGCTATGAGGGTTGCGGACAACTCGAAACGAAGAGCGAGGTTTCATTCTCGCTTACGGCCGTCATGAAATTTTCGTACACGATGGCCGACTCGTTTAAAGTCGCACAGGAGTCCTGGGCATACGTTATGGCAGCGCTCGGGCTTCTTCCCACAATCGGTTCCGTGTGGGAGAAAATCCCATACAGCTTCGTTATCGATTGGTTCGTGAACACTGATCGATTCCTCCGTCACCTGAAGACCGGTGCGGATTCCTTGATCGATATTCAAATCCACGATACCTGCATTGTCATCCGGAGAGAATCCCGGGTACAGCAGGTGCTGCGGGCGCCGTGTATGGTCGGATCTTGTGGCCGGACGGTGAAGATTAAGGAAATGAAGCGGGTGGTGGGGGACTTAGAAAGTTTCCTACCGATTTTCCATTTTCCAAGCTTGTCGCAGTTGCTTACTGGTCTGGCTTTGGGAACAACTGTTGGCTTACGGCTGACGGATGGGATCCCGGATCTGTAAGTGCTACTTGTGAAAAGATCCCTGTTCTAACATCAATGGAGGTTCCTGATGATTCCTGCCGAGCAAACCATTAGCGTGAGTGGTACCCCCCGCGTGTATGAAACGTCATGGGATCCCGAATTCCAGAAAGAACTGGCTACGGGCTCCACCGGCATTCGCACGGCGCGCATTTCTGCGCCGGAAACGTCCGGTACGTCTGTGCTCAAAATCGCACACAGTGAAAACAAGGGGATCCGTCGTGATCAGATCATGATCCGCGATAAGGTCGTCGTGGGTTCACAGCAGACCGATTTGAAAACAGTAACTCGTCAGGCTTATATCGTTATGTCCGGCAGCGCCGCAGATGACCGCGACGCACTGGCAGCATTGACGATGGGCTTGTTGAATTACTTGGTCGGCGAGGGGTCACCTCTGGTAGAGGTGCTTGCCGGACAGCATTAGCATTCGCTGTCCCTGGAATACGGGGGGAACTTAACGGGGTATGAGCCTCCGAGAGTTTAAAAGCCTACGGGAGAAACTCCCAGGCCTCCTCACGTGCATTGTTCAGGATTGCGCTGACGCATGCGGCGTTAAAGCCGTAGATGTTAAGCGTGACATCGAGACAATAACCACAAGGCTAAAGTGTGAAGGATTCAAATTCACAACAATCGCCTTACCCGCGCTCGGAAAAGCTTTTCGGTCTGCTTACCAAACGGGGTGCCTTAGTGTGCCTCCATCCTTTTCTTGTAAGTCTAAGGGTGGACGGCACACGGCGCTCCCACAGTTTCTGAATGGGTTTGCCCGCATGATTTTCGATGATAGTGGCATGCTCAAAGCTGTTGGGGTAAGAGAGGTCGGTGCTGCGAAGGCAATTGAGCAAATCTGTTTTGGGCTGTACAAGCTTGAGACGGATTACTCACCTAAGCAGGTAGCAGGCAAGGTTCAGGAATGGAGGGATATTCAAGACTCCATCGCCTTGCTTGACTATGATACAAACGATCGTGCGGTGAAGGTTCGTGACAGTGCCGCCAATCTGATTGGTGATATGATTGGGTCGGTTGACTTGTCTTTGGTCGAGTGTAAATTTGGCCCTGGGTCGACCGCTCAAGGACGGATGTCCCTAAATCAAAAGTTCGGGATGCTGCTCAACAGCAGTACCCCGGAGGGGTATCCGAAGGAGCTTTATGGATCTTTTACTCGAGTTGACATTGATGATGCTGAATTCGTATCTGAGGAAACTCGCCGATGCACGATTCGCGAAAGTGGAGCAGAATGGGGATCAGAATCCATTACTGTTCCAGTCAAGGTACGTGCGCAAGTTGGTTTCACGGTTTACGGGTACGAACGTGTGTCAAAGATGTGTGCTGTTCCAAAAGATGTCCGTGGCCCTCGCCTTATCATGTCCGAACCCAACACAAGTATGTGGGTTCAACAGGGTCAGCGAAGATTGCTTGAAAGAGCGATATACCAGGGCACGAGTGGAAGAATCAACTTTCGGGATCAACGAATTAACGCAAACTTAGCGTTAGCCGCATCCAGGACTGGAGAGTATGCGACGCTTGACATGAGTAACGCGAGTGATCGCGTCTCGGTAAAGCTCGTATCCGATCTGTTCTGTATGTGTCCGAAAGTGCTCCCGTACTTGATGGCATCTCGCAGTAAACACGCCGATTTAGATGGCGTCATCACCCCCGAAATGGAAGCGATATATGCGTTGCCACGCGGCAAGCATGTATTACGCAGCTTTGCCCCGATGGGGTCGGCTGTGTGCTTTCCGGTTGAGTCCGTTATCTTCTGGGCTCTTGCGGTGTCATCTATCTGGAACTCGGAAAACACCCTTGACTGCGAGGGGAGGCGCCTGATCGAAGAATCAGTGTACGTGTTTGGGGACGATATTATCATTCCAACCAAATACGCGCAGCAGGTGATGGATGACCTAACCTTGTTTGGGCTAAAATTCGGCCCAGAGAAGTGTTTCACAAAAGGTCCATTCAGAGAGTCCTGCGGTTGTAATGCCTTCGACGGAGAAAGAATTGAACCCGTCATGATCAAAAAGGCATTGCCGCTCGCCTTGGAAGACGTTGAGAGGCTCGCTGCATGGTTTGATTACGACCGGCAGTTTGCTTACAGATGGATGTGGAAAACATGCGCATGGATTGAGCAGCAGATTATTCCTCTGTTTAGGGAGGACTCTGTTCCACTCGGTTATGCTACGGACACACCCATTCTGCATCTGTTTAGTTTCTCCACGTATAGCACGATGCTACTAGCCCCCTTGGGCACGGGAGAATTCGACGTCACGTCCTTTGAACAAAGGATTGCCTGGACCAGGCCAGACTTGCCGTCTTATCAACGGCGTGTAGTGCGGGCTAATGGGTTCGTGAGTACCATTAGCGCGGGAGCAGGTCGTGATGAGACCGCTGCACTATTTGAATGGCTCAGTATGCGGAAGGTTGTACCACCTGGTTTCACCCAAGGTGTTCCGGCCAACCGCGTATTGGACGGGGTTTGTGGGGAGCATGTGTACCGCTCATCCCGGGGATTCGCTACCGTAGAGCTACGGAGGACGAATTGGGGTGTAGAAACGGACTGGGCCATAGCCAATCTGACGCGGCTAGGGTCCGGTTACGAAATAAGACACCCAAGGCATCCACACGATCAAGGTGGGACTGATAAATCCCCTTGGTCAGACTTGATCAACCGGCTTACTAACCGGCGGTTATCACACGACCGAACTTAGTCATGGATAGGGACTCTCGGGAAAGGTATATCCTTGCAGAGCTCAC